ATCCCCGAGTTCTGGGCCATGTTCTCCAATTCGGCGGTGATCTTCGGACCCTCGCCGGATGCCGGATACGTGGTCGAGGTCATCGGTATCCAGCGTCCTTCTCCGCTGTCTTCAGCAAATTCCAGTACCATCCTGACGCAATACGTCCCGGACCTGTTCATTGCCGCTTCGATGGTGTTCGGCTCGGGCTACATGCGCAACTTCACCGCCGACGGCGACAATCCGCAGATGGGCGCTACCTGGGAAATGCAGTATCAGAAACTGTTCCAGTCGGCGGCAACCGAACAGGCAAGAGCCAAATTCCAGAGCGAGGGATGGACTTCCAATTCGCCTGCGCCATTGGCAACGAAACCAAGATAGGACGAGGCAATGCCGTTCGGCGCGGTCCAACTTGTACCCGGGGTCAATACCGAAAAGACGCTATCGGCCAACCAGGCTGGTGTCTCGCAATCGCAGTTGATCCGCTACAAGGCGGGCATGATCGAGACGCAGGGTGGCTGGCAATCAATTCTTTCCGTCATCCCTTCGACAGTGCGTGACCTGCACGCCTGGGAAGATGTCATGGGCCGGATCTGGTTGTCGGCTGCGGCCACAGGCAACGTAGTGGTCGGCAACCTGACGCTTGGCTCGGAAGACATTACTCCGCAGACCAGGACAACGAATAACGCGCCAAGTTTTTCCATTTCCACGGCGGGGGCTGGTGACCCATTCCAGGTCACAGTCCGCGACAAGGACAGTGACCCGACTGCCTACAATACGGTGTTCTTCAATACACCGGTTGCCGTCGGCAACATGCTGCTGGAAGGCGCCTATCAGATCACATCCGTTCTCAGTACCGGTTCCTTTACGATTGAATCGACTATCGCCGCCAGCACGACCATCTCCAGCGGCGGGATCCTGCCGACCTTCACCACGACATCCTCCAGTCCGATCATCACCGTAACGCTATCCAACAACACCTATGAGCAGGGTTTTGTCTACAGTTTCCTCACCCCGACTACGGTCGACGGGCAGACGGTCAGCGGCAGCTACAAGATCACCTCGGTGCTCAACAGCACCCAATCGACCATCACCTCCAATATCCTGTCGAGTGCCGCCGCCACCTCGACCATGAATGCCGGCAATGCCCAATTGGTCTATTATGTTTCCATCGGCCCGCAGGCAGCAGGGTCCGGCTTCGGCGCGGGCGGGTTCGGTTCGGGAGGCTTCGGTACCGGCACTGGAACGGTCGGCACTCCAGGAACGCCAATTACCGCCACCAACTGGAGCCAGGACAACTGGGGCGAGATCCTGCTTGCCTGTCCGTTCAACGGAGCAATCTTCCAGTGGTCGCCGGAGTCAGGCTTCCCGACCTTGTCGGTGGTGCCAACTGCGCCGTTCTTCAACGGCGGCATCTTTATTTCGCAGCCGCAGCAGATCCTCGTCGCCTGGAAATCGGTCGGGCTTGACGCCCTGGAAAACGCAACGCAAGGGACACAGAACAATCTCCTGGTGCGCTGGAGCGATGACGGCGATTTCACCAACTGGGTTGTCAGCAACCAGACTTCGGCCGGCGCTTTCACGCTGCCGACCGGGTCCGTCATCGTCGGTGGCCTGCAGGCACCCAACCGGGGTGTGATCTGGACCGACATCGAATGCTGGATCATGTCCTGGGTCGGTGGCGACGTGATCTTCAATTTCACCAAGATCGGCACCGGCTGCGGCCTGGTCGGCCAGCATGCCGCCAATGTCATTGCCGGGAACGTCTACTGGATGGGCAAGAGCAACTTCTTCATGCTCGGGTCCTCCGGGGTGCAGCCGATGCCCTGTACGGTATGGGATTTCGTCTTTCAGAACATCAATACCGCGCAATACAGCAAGGTGGCCTGTGCACCCAACAGCGCCTTCAACGAGATTTCATGGGATTTTCCCACAGGCTCGGCGACCGAGAACAATGCCTATGTCAAATACAACTTCGTCGAAGGAGAATGGGATTACGGACTGATTTCCCGCACCGCATGGACCGATGTTTCGGTTATCGGCAATCCGGTCGGCGCAGACCCGCAAGGGGTTCTATGGCAACACGAACAAGGACAGGTCCAGTCCGGCACCCCGGTTACCTCGTTCCGTACCGGCTGGTTTGTCATTAATGAGGGAGAGGAACTGGCCTTTGTCGATTTCGTCATTCCCGACTTCATCTGGAGCACCTATTCCGGTGGTCAGAATGCATCGATCAGCATTACCTTCTATGTGGTCGATTATCCCGGCCAGAGCCCGAATATCTACGGTCCCTATACGGTGACGCAGGCCACGCAATATATTACCCCGCGCTTCAGGGGACGGCTGATGTCGGTATTCATCCAGAGCAACAATAGCGTGTTCTGGAGGATAGGGCGCATCCGTTATCGCTTTGCACAATCGGGACGGCGCTGATGGCCAGTCTTGAGGACATCCTATCGACCATGCAGAACGGCGTTAATGCCATTCGCGACCTGACCGTACAGATCAGGGAAGCATTCCCGCCCCTGACCCATCCGACATCTACAGCGCCTTCGGCTGGGGCTGTCACCTATAACTCATCACAGGTTTCCGGATTTGCTACAGTGGAAACCAGTTCCGGTGGCGTTTATAAAATTGCACTTCTGCCCAGCAGCTAGGTGAACTATGGCCGACCCTGTAACAGCCAATAAATTCCTCGCCCAACCGACACGCGGCAGCGACGTAGGCACATGGGATACTCCCATGAACCTCAACACCACGATCATAGACAATTCGTTCGGTGGCGTGGCCTCGATTGCCCTCGGTGGTTCTCCGGTCGTGCTCAGTTCCGGACAATATCAATGCGTCTTCATTACCTTTACAGGGACGCTGACATCCAATGTGGCAGTGACTTTCCCTGCAGTCGGTAGTTTCTACATGGTGCAGAACACCTGCGCCGCATCATCGGCTTTCGTCGTTACGGCATTGACCACGGCAGGCGGCAGCCAACAGATAGGTCTGCCATTCGGCGAAGCCTGTGACATCTTTACCGACGGATCTAATGTCAAATTCCGCAATCTCGGTCGCGTCGGCACCTATTGGGATTATGCCGGGTCATCGATACCGGCATGGGTCTCGGCCTGTACGGTGCCACCCTATCTGAATTGCGACGGCACATCATTCTCTTCGGGTACCTATCCTATCCTGGCCACCATCCTTGGCGGAACGACGCTGCCGGATTCAAGAGGACGTTATCGCGCTGCACTCAATCAGACGACAGGCCGCATCACGTCAGGGACCGGTGGGATTGATGGCAATACGGCGCTTGCTTCCGGTGGCACTCAAGCCGCCACACTCAGCAGCCAAAACTTGCCCAACGTAAATTTCCCGGTTACCGACCCGCAACATAGCCATACACCTGATACAAGAACTGGTCCTGGAACGTTTGTCGTCATTACCTCGTCGGTGACTGGCGGGACGTTCCCGCCGGGGGCCGGGTTTAACTTTTCCGCAGCATTTGGAACGACCGCCAATTCCGCAACCGGCATCACAGTTAACTCCGGCGGCAGCGGGACTGGGGTGCAAACCTTGCCTCCGTCGTATATCGGCGGCTTGACCCTCATCAGGGCCGGATAATGCAAAAAGATAAGCGCATCAGCAAGGCGATGCGGCTTGCCCGCCGTTATGCGGACGGCGGTCTTTTCGACCCAACCCCAATGAACCCTCCCGAAGTCAGGACGCCGAACGACCGTGTGCGCAGCGGCCATCAGGAGTTCGAGCAGGGATATGCACCGGCCGGGTCCATGCCGTGGGAAGCCCCTCGATGGCGACGGGGGATTAACTCCCGAGGGCAGGAGGTCAATATCATCAAGGCTAATAAGGGTGGTAGAATAAAGAACCGTATCAATGCGGCACTAAATATCGCCAGAAGGAAAAAGAAACATGCCACTGGTTAAGTCAGGAGGCAAGGAAGCCTTCAAAACCAACGTCAGAACCTTGATGCATGATGTTGGCAAGTCCCCGCATGTGCAATCGAGAAAACAGGCGCTTGCTATTGCCTACGCGACACAACGCAGAGGAAAGAAGAAGGGCGGGGCTATTGATGATGCATTAAGGCTTGCTAGAAAATATGCAGGAGGCGGCAGTCTCTTCAACATGGAAAACCTTGTCATGCGCGGGGCATCCTACGGCCTGCGCAGGGAGGGCATGCTCAACTCGACTATTCCCGGTCGCACTGACAAAATCCCGTTGAACCTGAAAGCAGGCTCATATGTCCTGCCTGCAGATATTCCTAGCGCCTTGGGACAGGGAAACACCATGGCCGGTGGAGAAATCCTCAAGAAGATGTTCTCGTCGGGTCCTTATGGGATGGCACCCATGCGAGGAACGGGACGGCCAAATATCCCGCGTCTCAATCTCTCTCCGCAGAAACTGCCAAAGATGAGCAAGAAAGGTGGAGAGGTTACTGAAGGCGAGGACGACCATGTGCCCATCGTCGCAGCCGGCGGCGAATACATCGTCCATCCCGATGTGGTGCGCGATATCGGACACGGAAGCATGAAGGCAGGTCATTCTGTCTTGGATAAGTTCGTTCTGAAAGTCAGGAAGCATCATATCGACACGCTGAAGAAACTCCCCCCGCCAAAGAAATAGCCATGCTGATAACTATTCCCAACGCTCCATCGGTCGTCAGGCTTGCTACCGCAGAAGATGCGAGTGAAATTTGGAGGCTTCTGCTCCAATCGCACAAAGAAAATGGAATGTTCACTCTCGCCCCGGAGAAGGTGGCGTGGTTCTTAAGCCGCGTCCTGTGTCCCGAGACTATTCCCCCCGACGATACGGGAACACGCGGTGTCATCGGTGTCATCGGTCCGGTCGGCAGTCTGGAAGCCCTCGTCTTTCTGACGATAGGCCAGTACTGGTATACTAATGACAAGCATCTGGAAGAATTTATTGTCTATACGGACCCGGAACACCGCAAGTCCCACCATGTCCAAGCCCTGATTGAATGGATGAAGCATCAGGTCGAAGTAACACAGATGCCCTTATTCACAGGCATCGTCTCCAATATTCGAACGGAAGCAAAATGTCGGCTATATCGGCGGATGCTACCAAAGGTAGGGGAATTCTTTTGCCTCGGTCCAAAAGGTAGTAGTTTGTCGCAGGGTGCGGTAGCAACGAGTTCATAACAAAACAAACGTGAACCATGTGCAAGAGCGGCGGGCAGAAGGTTACCACCCAGTCCCAACAGCAATACACGCCTGACCCACGTATTTCTCAGGCGGCTGGACAAGCTATTACCGGAGCGGAAACTGCCGCTCAAGCTCCGTTCCAGATGCCGGTGGCTCCTGTCGCTGGCTTTACTCCTTTCCAGCAGCAGTCATTCAACGAAATCCAGGGTCTGCAGGGCATGTCCCTGCCGTACTTCAATCAGGCGGCAAACTATCTGCAAGGCAGTGCTGCGCCAGTTACCGGAAGCGATGTGCAGAACTACTACAA